CCAACCTTAATTGGTTGGCGGATGCGCACTTAAGCAAGTGTGCCCCAGAACTTTACCCAGTCTGCCACACTTTGTGCTTTCGCAAGAAAGTATAACAATACGACTGTATTTGGCTCTGGCCCCGTAATGGTACTACCCGAGCAACTTATTACGATAGGTTGTTAGGTCAGGTTGGTATTACTTTTTTAAGGTAATACTGCCTTTTTATCATTATTGAGCTAATGAACTCTTATACTGGTTAGATTAATATCCTAATCCGTATGTAACATATTGTTTTGAATTCAATAATTTTGAGTTTAACTCATCATATTGTATCCAGGCAACTGTTGCACTAAGATTTTCCTCATATGGTACAGGTCGTTCTTTAATATGGTTGTCTATACTTGCAAAGAATTTCTCTGCAAGTGCAGCCTCCGTATTAATGATTCGAACTGAACTTCTCTGCTCAAGGACAGATGGATCAGGTAATGAAATTACCTGAATCATGTCTTTAACTGACCCACTTTCTATTTTTGAAAGTGACTCTGCTAAAGCCTTAAATCTGTTCCTTAAAGCTTGGGTTATAGGACCCATTAGGATCCTATAATATGGAGAAGTGTTTATTGAGTATGGACATACTAGTGCTGTTGCAACTTTGTTTAAATATGTTGTAAATAACGTATTTTTATAATTCAAAGTTTGGACAGTTCCTTTTTGTATTAAAGAACTTGCGCTATAATAGATATATCTAAGTATAAACTCATTTAGTTCGTTTTCATCTTTTGGTAGATGATACCAACTATCTTTGTATATCTTAGTTATATGAGATATTATACGTTCAGATTTGCCATCTGTTATGTATATTCTCATGGCATGCAAACCTTCGAGTTTATCTCGAATATTTGCTCGCATTCTACTATATGTTCCTGTTCTTTTTAATAAATTAAGGATTAGGTCCGGGACACTAATAAATACTAAGGCTGGTCTATTTCGATTATATAGTTCCATAACACTTGCATATAGCAAGTGATATTTTCCTATATTTTCAAGTAAACCTCTTATTTGTATTCCAGTTATTTCAGATCCACCTCTAAACCATCTTTTAGCAAATTCATATGTATCTTTTGATACATGTGTTTTATGCGGCGATATGTCTACCCCTAGTTTACCCATTATTAATTTATATTGGGCGGCTACATTGTCATCATAGATTACAATGTCATCTCCAAGTAATATATATTTATTAAATGTTTGATGAACACCGGCTAGATGAGCAGCATATTGCACTATTAAATGGTGGCTTAGAGCGAAAGTTGACCAAGAGCTATATGCTCCCATTGGTTGACCAACACTATAATTAATAGTTTTGTTCTTCCAGGGAACATAAAATCCTTGATTAACTAAGAGAGATTTCCATGCTTTTGCATATTGTTCATTTACCAATTTGCTTACAAGTAGTTCCTGTAATTTTACAGGAAATCTATCTGTTGCAGCTGATAAATCACAACTGTGATAGCTATGGTTTTCTTCTTTATCTGTTATAATTGGGTCCTGAGTAAATGTTCGATCTTTATTGAAGTGTTTACTTAATAAATTAAATTGTAAATCATGTAAAGGTTTTAATGCTTCTTGAGTCCAAAAATCTAAAATCGCTATGATTCTAGCTTTGGCTTCAGGATCATTAATTATTGACAATTTACGCATAATTCCTTTATCAGGATTATTTTGTAGAAATGTTGATACAGCTGTTTCAAATGGCATAAAGCCTTTTGATCCATTGTAACCCTCTGATTTATAATCTAATCTATTAAATGTAGCTTTAATAAATCTATGAGCATTTTTAACAAGTGTACCAGGTGTGATGGCCATTATTTTAACTATGTAGAGATGTAAATCTGGAGACAAGATCTTGATATTTTCAAGATCTTCTTCTCTTAGGAAATACATATCTCTCCATGCAAACAATGTTGCTCGTCCTTCGGGACCTGCTTTATTGCTCAGCCTAAGTTGATCTTTTGACCATTTCACTAGATTTTCTGAAGGAAGATTCATCTTCCAGAAGAAAGTTGGAATGAAGTTTCCAATTTCTAATAAAGTTTGTTCATCAAAAGTTTCTTTTGGTGGATTTACTATGGTACTTAAGTCAGGTTCTTTTGTTCCTGTCATAGCCCGGCTAACACTTAATAGTGTTAAGATGAAACTTACATCTTGATTACTATTTTGTATCAGTAAGTCATTAAAGTATGGAGTTGCTTTTGGTAATCCATTAGCATACAATCCAATTCTACCTGGGAAAACCTTAAAAGGTTCCCCACTAATATATCTTGTATATATTAAACGTAGATCTTTGATACGACCAATTGTCCAAATTGGTCCACTTTTAGTTTGCCATTCTTGAATTTGGTTTATCCATTTTTCAATTATGTCATTACTATTAGTGATTCGAGGAAACCAGTAATAAGCGGCCCATGATAGCACAATTTTGATCAATTTATAATTGGTTAATTTTATGTTATTCATTATCTGTTTTTTT